CATTATGCTTTGGTCACTTAGAGATTAGTGGTAGTGAGATGATGAAAGGTTATTTCAAAGAAGATGGTTTGCCACTTAGTTTATTTGAGAATTGTAAAAAGGTTTTCTCTGGACATTTCCATCTAAGAAATAAATATGATCAAGTACAATATGTAGGTACGCCATATGAATTAGACTTTGGCGATAGATACACCGATAAAGGTATCGAGATAATTGACCTTAAAACATTAGATAGTGAATTTATCTTATCTAAAGATATTCCAAGACATAAGAAAATTAAAAGCAAAGATACCCCAATCAAAACACTATGTAAAGAATTGATTACTAATAATATGATACAAGTTCAATTTAATGAGGATATATCAGAGGTTGAACAGATTGACTATACAGAGAAAATTAACTCACTAGAACCTTTCTCATTTGTATTTGATACAGAACAATCATCAGAGATTGATAATGAACATGAACTAGAAACTAACATAAAGGATACATTAGCCTTTATGAGAGAGTATATAGAACTGATAGAAGTTCCAGAAGGGATTGATAAAGATGTTCTATTTGAGAAGATAAAAGAATATCATTCTCAGATTATTTAGTATATCTATTCACCAGGGAAATATTTCTGTCGGGGCCACTCTTTACCAGTAAAATACACGAAATTTTTTGCAAACTCTAATGCTTTCTCTTGAGTTGTAAAAACTATTTCTCCATAAACTAGTTGTTTCCCTCTTATAAGTTTACCAGAGGGATAACCAATATATTGTACAACAGTTTTTTCACCATTAGTTCCGACTGTCGCTCTTGTACTCTGATCACTGAATTCATCTATTTCATCTTTTATACCAATAAATTTACTCTTATCTTCTACCCACGATAACATATCTTTACCGTAAGGTATAATCATATTTCCGAACTTTTCAGCCCTTTTAACCTCACGAAATCCTATCTCAGAAACTTTGTGTGAACTAAAGGAAATAACTATATGTGAATATTTCCCAACCACAACTGACAATTTACCGTTTTTTTTCCTAAGTGCTTCATATAATACATCCAAATACTTATCCATTTTCAATCCTCAAAAAGGTTCTATATATATATATATTTATAAGAAAACTATTCTCTTTATATAATACTCTTTGATTTATAATTCAATTCTAAATCAACAAAGCATATTTCTCCGCCTTCACTATCCACACCAGTTGTATTAAAATCGGAAAGGGATATATCATTTAATCTTACACCACCCAAAGCATCACCAGAAGTGTCTAAGTATTTAATGATTAAGGATACATTAGACTTTTTTTGCATATCTCCAAATGATCCCAGGAAATCCCAAAATATTTTTCCCTCAGCCATTAACATATTCCACTTAATTTTATCACTATCATATTCAATATTTCTAGTAATAATAGTTAAGAAATCTTCACAACCTTCTTTTACAATAATCTCTTCCCCCTCTAACAACATTTCAATATGAAAATATTGTGTTCTATGAATTCCAGGGATAGCATTTTTAAAATTTTGTAAACTCATAATTACTCCTCGTTAAGTTTTCCGCATTGATATAATCCATGAACTACTGAATAAAGTGGTTCTTCTGATAATGTAACACTTTTGATAGGTATCGGAAAGTTCTTATTATCTTCAATAGTTTGTTCTAATACTGGCACAAACCCATCAATTAACGAAGTTCCACCACATACTACAATAGGGATAGGCTCATATAAATCTGGTAATTCTGATTTATCCTTACTATTATATAATTCTGTTATTTGTTCTATAAGATATCTTAACAAAGCTCTATAATATACAGCAATTGCTTTCTCTCTTTCATCTTTAGGATTAAGAATACTCATACCACTCTCTTTTACTCTGGTCATTGTGGTTGGGTTCTCATCTACCTGTTTTGCGGCACTCTCATCAATCCAATCACCACCTTTTGATACAGAGAATGTTAATATAGGAATACCCATGAAGGCATAACATAAATTGATCATTCCTGCTCCAAAAGAAATACCTAATCCCGTAAAATCACTATCTCCTAAATCAGAGAATACAACCGCTAAACCTTCTTCAATACAAGACACATTTTTATATCCTATTTTTTTAAAAATGTCATATAAGGTAGAACGATGATATTCATTATCAAAATCATTATCGACTGGATTAGCAGGGACACAATAGAAAACACTATCTGTCTTTGAGGTGGGCGCACCCACAACTGCCTTAATTAACTCCTCTACCATAATAGCAGACAATGGTTCCTTTGGATTTAATACACCTTTCTTCATTGGTCGTAATGTAGATTTACGGACAGTATTTGCCATCTTGTAGGCACTATCGCCAAGGATATATAAAATATCATCAATCTCTGTATAGTGGGCACCAGTCTTATTCAACATCTTTTTTCCGAATTGGGGGGCATTACCACCCATAAAAGATGATGGGTCAACCTTGAAGAAACAATCCCGCACTTTACGAAATTTTATCTTTTTAGGACAATCAGACTTTTCACAAGAAGCAATATATCCAGTCCCAATGTCCACACTTACACATCTTACTTCACCCATTATTACTCTCCGTTTTATTAGTATTTATAAATCTAAAAAATGTTTTTGGTCTATTCTACTGGATATTGATTGTAAAATATCATCTCTCAAATTAATATAACTATATATATTACCTTTAACTTTATTCTTTAAAATCTCTTCATATCGTTCTTTATCATAATCAAGTTTAATAAAATCAAATACTTTCTCCATTGTTTCGGTTGGATACCTAACTAAATCTTCCCAATAAACAATCATCATCCTATCACACATATTATCTTCTACTTTATTATATACACTATTATATTTAAAAAACCTACTAAAAGCTCCCCTTTTTTTATATGATTTTGCTATATTCCTTGGGTCTTTCTTCATTACAATTATTGGGACATCTTCTGTCTTCTTTAATAAACCAACGATATTATAAACATATATAGGGGTCTTATCTACAATTTTAACATCATCAGGCAATTCCTTTAACTCTTTTATACCTCTATAAAATCCCTCAAAATTATCAGCATCACATAATTTAATGAAATCCTCTTTATTAATGTGCCAACCTTTCATACAAATTCTGTTATATGGTTTGAATTTTTTATAATGTATAGGATTTTGTCCTTTATACAATACCCCTAATTCGGACTTAGAATAAATCTTTTCATGTATGCTTATTAACTTCCTCATAATAGTAGTACCACTATGTTCCATACCAGTAATAACACATTGTAGGTGGTCAGATAACATTATAATTTAATATTACTCTCAACCTTATGTTGTTTCTTAGCATAGTCTTGATTTAGTTTTGATAGTTCATCTTGTGCCATATCATCCAGACTACTTTTCTTTTTCGTTTCAGCATCCTTTTTCTTTGTTGCCTTTTTCTCTTTGATAGTCTCTGTTATAGTTTTGATCTTTAGTTCAACCCTATCCTTTGCCCAGTTATACATCAACAAAGCAAATACTATCGCTAACACCATATCTGCGAAACCCATTATTCATCCTCTTCTTTTATACTATCTAAGATATTATCTATTGAATCCTCTGATAATTCATTATCTTCATCAGTAGAATTATATGAAATTCTTGGTGTATCCCCAGTATTTTCTATTCCACTTAACATACTATCAATATGTTCTTTAGTTTTTCCGTGTGTATCATCTTCCGGTGCCGTTTCTATATCCAGTGATACACCATATAATAATGCTTGGTTACCCCAATCTTCATCAGTAGATGATGAAGTAATAGTATTACCAACAACAGCATAAGCCATTACTTGTGGTTGGGTTACGCCATATATGTATGTGGGTGTAGGTGTAGGTGTAGGTGTAATCATTTTATCAGACACATTTTCCAACATTCTCTCTAATGTTTGGCCATTAGTTTCTGAATATTCTGAATACTTGATACAATCTCTACAACAATCCTTACATCCTTCAAATCTTCTATCCTTAAATTCATTCTCCCAAATATCTCCCAATCCTCTATCTAATATATTACCATAAGATTTGATTTCTCCCCAACTTCTCATACTCAAACAACTAATTACATCACCATTATATGTGATCCCACAACTTCTGAAACCAGCAGTACAGTCATGGTTCTTTTGTAGATTATCCGCTTCTACTACCTTTATAGCTCTAACTTTTTTCATCTGTTCACGAAGATATTTAATACCAGATGGAGGCAACATATACTCACCTTCAGTTAGTTGTATTTGCCATAACATTAGTGGTCTGTCTAAATCATAAATATATTTCTCTATCTTGTAAAAGTCCCATATATTATGTGTCCCGAAGTTAGTAATGAATGTGGTCCTATCTATTTGATCATCAGTTAGTTTTCTAAAATCACCTTCTTCATTTATAGATAACCCCACTCTGTCAAACATATCTTCAAAACCATTATCAAAAATCAATCCATTAGTAACAACCTTGACTTGACACCCAACATTTTTCAAAGTATCTGTAATTCCTGTTAAAGTATCTTGGTCTAATGTTCCAGGTTCCCCGCCAGATAGTGTAACCTCTTCTGGTGGGTATTTAGAAATCTCATGTAATATATCTAATATCTTTTCATTTGTAGGGACATCTTTATTGATGAAATCCTTAGAACCACAATATTTACAATTTTTGTTACATTTTGTGGTAACTTCCCAAATAATCTCTTTTAACTTCATATCCATAATCAACCTCTATAAAAAATAAATGGACCTGTCCGAGTCTGCCCTAGGAGTCCTTACCATAGTATAAATATAATGTCTACAACAATGTTCAATATTTTAATCTCTTTTGTATAACCGTCTATTGACAAACTATTATACAACTTATCTATTGTTTTTTCTCCATTAGAACGAGAGTTTTTTCTTTTGTGGTTAAACCCGTAAGTTACAAAAAGAAATGAAACCTTACTCACGAATTTTGTTACCTATTACTAAGCAACGGGGTTACTACCTATTACTAGGCAGCCATAGCAAATTGTGATTCACCATTTATTATTTGATACATTTTTACGAGGCCAAGTATCATCCTCATGTTGCGATCATATCTCAACCATATAAGTCGAAATCTGTTTCAGGCCCGAATTGTAAAAGAACTATCTATAGTATAACGTATTTATAAAGATGTCAAGCAGTTTTTATTCATCAGTAAAGATTAATTCTAATCTTTTATCCCATTCAGGGATTCCGTCTGTTTCATCGATACCACCGAGTTTCCTTGACATCTGTTTTCTGCTCTTTGCCATCTTCTCTGCTACATCTTTAGAATGTCCATACTTCATTAGTGTCTTGACTAATTCTTCATCTGTCATTTAACTAGTTCTGCAATAATATCTGCAACATGGTCACATTCTTCTTCACTTTCACAATGTAAATCAGATATGTAATGTCCGAATACATGCCTAACATGGTAGTCATCATCTACGTCAGTTGCAGCACCTATGTTGAAACCTACAAATTCTTGAGAAGTAAAATCACAAGGATATCCTTGTTTCATAGTAACTTCTTTTATGTTAGGTATAGGTAACTCAAACTTATCACATAAACCAATAAACTTATTTTTACATCTATCATACGACTTTTTCATTTTATTTTCTTCTTCCTATCTTTAAAAGATTTTATTTTACCATCAATTGATTCTTTTTGTTTATTAAAATCATCACTTGTAATTTCACCTTTCGTCTTTCGTATCCTCAAGTCTGCAACCTTTTTTTGTAGATTAGCAATATCTCTACCAACTACCTTTTTGTCTGCCTTAACACTTGACCTATGTGCTTCCTTTTCTTGTTTGGATAATTTCTTTTTTACTTCTGGTTTTTTCAATTGTTCTTTCTTAGCCTGTTTTACTATAGTATCAATTGTATCCTTTGGTAATTTTTTTATATTTTTTATTTGTGTTTTAATATCTTTAGTAATATCTATTTTCTTTAATATTTCTTTCGGGGTTATTTTCTTTAGATCACCTTCTAAATCTTTCTTTGCTCTCTCAATAGGATCAGTTATGTCAGATTTTACTTTCTCAATCTCTGATCTTGCTAGATCTTTAATAGTCCCGAGTATTTCGTATAATTCTGAGAATTCTTTAAACTTCATTATTAGGACTCTTTACAGTATCATTACACCCAGTTTTATCATCTGGCACATCATCTTCATTGGGTCTTACATTCTTATTATATAACTTCCATATATTGTAATCTCTACTTAATTCATAGACGGTTCCATCTGCTAATACCCTTGATATAGGAGTCTCTTTTACAACTTTTCCATTTTTTTCTAATGATTGCATCTCTTCAAATGATATTGATTCTCTAGGACACTCATCATCAGCAGTAAAAATTGATGATAATTTTTCATTATATTCTTTTAAATCAATCATATATTCTCCATTTTTATTAGTATTTATATTATAATGGTTCTATCTTTATAGGTTGACTGAGGTTTATATGAAAATTGATATAAAGTATTTGAAATTAAAGAACTTTTTATCCATAGGTAATAAGGGGTTAGAGATAGATTTCCGTAAGGGATTATACCGTGTTACTGGTGAAAATCTTGATAATAATAGTAAAAATGGCGTTGGGAAAAGTAGTATTTTTATTGATGGGATAATGTATGGATTATTTGGCAGACCAGTTAGGAAGATAAACATACCCGATATACCCAATACTATCAACAATAAAAAGAATTGTGAGGTAGAGATTGCTATAGATATTGGTAAAAACAAATACATTATCAAGAGGGGCATAAAACCAAATTATGTCATATTGAATAAAAATGGTGTTGATGAGTTGTTAGATTCATCTGCTAGGATTACCCAGAGGAAAATTAATGACATTATAGGTAGCGACTTTTCTACTTTCAGTCACCTATTGATAATGAGTAATAGTTATAGCACACCCTTCCTTGACCTTGATGCTGCGAAGAAAAGGGCAATCCTTGAGGATATATTAGGGGTTAGTATATTCGGTAAAATGGATGAGTTTGTTAAGAAAGACCAAATTGATTTGAAACAAGAGATTAGATTAATCAGTAAAGAACATGAAATGAATATAAGACATCTTGATACTATAAAGAAAAATAATAAGAATTTAACAGAGAAAGCGAAGGGATTTGATAAGGATAAACAAAAGAAGATAAAATCAATCAATAAGGAGATTGATAAAATTGAGAAAACAATTAGTAAGTATGTTAAGAAATCAGAAGATCTTGATAGTAAAAAGGAAACGGTTGACCAGTTAGTGAAACATAAAGACAGATTAAGTGACAATTTTAATAAGTTAAAGTTAGATATTAAGTTACTTAATGTTAGTATTATGTCATTATCTAGTAAGTTAAAAGAACTAAATGATAACCCAGTTTGTCCTATTTGTAATAGCGAAACTGATTCTGAACATATAAAACATCATATATCAAAGATGGATGATAAGATGAAAACTGATGATAAGGACTTATTACAAAACAAAAGAAGTTTATCAAAAACCAAATCTCAATTAACTAAAATTGGCGAGAGATTAGATAACTTGAATGAAGATATTAGTTCAATAACTTCATATATAAGTAAGATTGATGGACTGAATAACCAACGTGATATCCATAAAAATATGTTAGTTGATACAGAGAACTTGTCAAACACATTTGATGAATTAATTGATAAAGAGGAATTGAAGTTAAGGCAGAAGGAGATAAAAGATACCAAGAAAAAGATGGAAAATTTATCAATGGATAAATGTTATATAGATTATATTAGGAAACTTCTTAGCGATGGTGGCGTCAAGAATTACATAATAAAGAAAGTGTTGAAATACTGGAACTCAAAAGTGAATAATTACTTAGGTGAATTGAATGCTGATTTCAGCATTTCATTTGATGAAAACTTAGATGCCTTTATAAAAAGCAGGAATAGAGATGAACTTCAGTATCATAGCTTTAGTGGAGGAGAGAAAGCACGAATAGATATAGCTATATTAATGAGTGTAATTGATTTAAGTAAGTTACAAAATTCAATTGATTTGAACTTAATGGTCATTGATGAGTTGTTAGATTCAGCTATTGATAATACAGGAAGAGAAGATGTGCTCCGTATATTGAAAAACAAATCAATTAAAGATGAGAAATCAATATATGTAATTAGTCATGCTACTGATTTACCAATTGACTTGTTTAATAAAGAAATTATGTTATATAAGAAGAATGGGTTTACTTATGTCTAGTAGTACTTGCTTCGCAAGAGATCACTTCACTTCGTTCAGTGCCTATACAATATATTTTCTAATTTATGTTGTGGGGCACAAAGTGACCCATTTTGCGTAGCAAAACATACCGATATAGTAATTAATTAACAAGTAATACATATAAAATTAGTTATTAGTGACATAGTAGACGCAATGCTCCCTTATTATTATGGCTACCTAAAATTACAAAAAAATGAAATTAATTAGGAAAGATTAAGAACATCTCTGAGATAATACAATTTACCTTTGCTATTGAGAACTTTAACTGAGTTATATTCCACATGACCTAATTTCTTTAGCCTTGATGGTTTCTTCTCACTAGAACTCAATAGACAAGATTTACTTGTGCTATCTTTTGATGTATCAATCAACAAATCTAAGTCGTCCCAATCTGTTACCGCTTTCTTGTCACGCAAAAAATTATAATCAGAATTTTTTACAGGGGTCTTAGTTATCTTTTTACTTTTATATGATGATAGTTTTAAATTGTTAAATGTTAATTTGTTTGCTACTTGAGTTACCCTACAATTGCTATTTTTATGATTTGTTTTTTTAACTGTTAAATTTGTTAAATCTATTTTTCCTGGAAATGTTATCTTATCTGTATCTTTGTCTATAGGGGCCACATTTTGAGTTACCCTAACATGACCACATAATTCTTTCTCAATCCTTCGTTGTTGATTAGGAGAACAACCTAATACCTTAGCAATCCATCCCCTAGAATAATTCCTCTTTCGTGATATATTCTGGATAAGATTGAGGTATAACATATCTCTTAATGTATTTTCATCTTCAATTTTATATAGTTGGTCCATATCAAAAACTATATACCCGTGTAATTCAAGAGGGAAATCATCATTAGACCTAACGTAATTCTTCCATTCTTTCAGTTTTCCTCTTGTAATAAATTGATTTCCTTTCTTTACTGCAAGATTTAGGGTACATAACCCATCTATAGCTTTAGTAAAAATTTTCTCTTTACTTACAAGGGAATATGGTTTGAATGTATCAAACTTGATATATTCGTCTTTGATTGCTTTTTTATAGGTTTCAGCAGAAAGATACGTCAACAGTCCATTGATACCAGTACTTCTAAGTATACTGGACACCACGGATAAATCTGTTTTAATTTGATTTTTTTCTACTAACAATTTTATAAATACGAATACCTGGATAATATATACAAGTATATTTATAAAAATCTATTTGTCAAGCGAAATTTAAAAATAACTTGATATAATATTAACGTTCACAATTATTTAAGGTTTACCTAATGGCAGACATCAATGAAGAGTTCTTAGCAGAGATCAAAAAAGACCTAGAAATCAACGATTTTTCCATCAAAGACGAATGCCGTAACTCTCCTAATGTTTCACAAAAGTACCTTGAACATTATTATAATCATAAGCGTAGATTAAACAAGATAAAAGTTATGCTACAACAAAAAGAGGCAGAATTGTTTGAATATTACAAGACGAGTTACGACATTAACTTTAAGAGTAGCTTCGATATTATGACAATGGTGAGAGGTGATAAGAGATATGTAAAAATTAATACAGCATACCTTGAACAACAAGAGATCGTAGGATTCCTTGAGCTAACTGTAAAGAACTTCCAGAACAGGACATTTGCTCTAAGTAACATAGTAAAGATAATGGAAATAGATAGCAGATGAATTTTAGTGATTTAGATCTTAGTTATGATAGGGTAGATATATTTCCTATTGATAATGTATTTGCTTTGATTGCTACTGAGAATGTGGATTACATGAGAGCTATAAGGAACTATTTTACAACTAAGGTTAAAAATGGTCATTTTTCCCCAAAATTTCTCGCAGGACTTTGGGATGGTAAAATTCGTTTCATTCATAAAAATGGAACTATCCCTATTGGTTTAGTAGGAGAATGTCAGAAGATATTGAAAGAATGGGATATGGAATGTCGGGTTCATGGAGAATTGAATGATAGGATGACGGTTAATAATTTTGAAGAGATTATCCGTTCTGAATTAATAGAGAAACAAAAGAAACCAATGGAACCTTGGGAACATCAATGGGAGACTGCTAAGATTCTGTTAGAACATAAGAGGGGTATCGCTAGGAGTGCTACAAGTTCTGGTAAATCATATGTAATGTTAATGATGTTGAAATATCTACATTATTGTAAGTTATCTAAAAAGAGTTTAATAATTGTGCCAAAAACCGATTTGATTGTCCAAATGGATAGAGATGCTAAGGATGTTGGATTTGATGATGGTGATTTAGGGTTATACTTCGGAGAGGTAAAGGATACAGATAATCCAATAATAGTTGCTACTTGGCAAGCGCTCCAGAATATAGAGGGTAATAAATTCTTTGAACAATTTGATTGTGTGATAGCAGATGAGGTCCATGGCGCAGGGTTGGGTGATAGTAAAAAAGGTGGTAAAGGTGGTGGAACAAAGGTCAAACAGATATTAGAGAAGTGTGTAAATGCTGAATACCGTTTTGGTTTTACAGGAACTATGCCGAAGGAGATGGTTGATTATCGGACAATTGTTGGTTCATTAGGCGAGGTATTGATTGAGGTGAAATCATATGACTTAATGCAGAAAGGTCATATCTCTCAACTAAAGGTAATAGTACCATACATTGAATATAATGACAAGAAAAAGGTAAATGCTAAGATACGAGAGTATTTGTATGATCAGAAAAATCCAGATTCAACGGTAGCAAAGTTTAATGCTGAGAGAAAGTTTATTGAGAACCATATACCACGATTGAAATTGATGGCCAAATTAGTCATTAGTAGGTTGATAAAAGACGAGAACATATTGATACTGGTCAATACCGTAGACTATGGTAAGAGACTTGAAAAAGTCTTTAAGTTTATGTGTAAAAATGCGAAGATGGTCACTTATATACATGGAGGGGTTCATGTGGATAGACGAAAGAAGATTAGACAGATAATAGAGAATAAAAATAAATGTGTAGTGATTGCTACTACCTCATTATTCTCAACTGGTATTTCTGTTAAGAATCTACATAGCGTAATATTTGCGAACTTTGGTAAGAGTATGATTGCTGCGCTCCAAAGTATAGGTCGAGTTTTACGATTACATGATAGCAAAGAATTAGCGAGGGTATATGATTTAGTAGATAAATTGAAATATTCTGAAAAACACGCTCAAGAACGGTTACAATACTATGACGATGAAAATTTTGATGTTTCTATTAAGGATGTGACGATAACATAGAGACATAGAGGATGAAAATGTTGATTAAATATATTGGAACACAATCAACAGTGGTGACAGTAAATGGCGTAAGAAAGAGGATAAAACCTAATGCTATATTTTCTGGTCCTGAACACATATTGAAATTAGGAGATTTTGTTCCGTTAAAACAAAAAGTAGATAAGAAAGAAAAGGTAGAAAACCCTAATAATTTAAAGTTTATTCCTAATTTTATATGTAAACCATTTACAGATTATGATATTCTAAATAGAACAAGTATCCCAAAGGTTAGTATATGTATCGTAACAAAGGATGGGTGGGGAGTTATCAACAAGGCAATTGATTCGATTGAAGAACATGTCAAATATCCTAACTTCGATGTTCATATATGTGATACAGGCACAACTGATAAGAGGGTATTAGATTTTTATAAGAGGATTGAAGGCGAGAGATATAATGTGTATATGGATCACAAGTATAATTTCTCAAAGAATAATAATTTCATGTCTAAGGCATCTGATGGTGAAGTAATACTATTCATGAATAATGATGTATTCTTGACCTATGATGCTATCTCTTATATGGTTAGGTATATAAATTGTAGCAACATTGGGTGCCTTGGTCATAGATTAGTATTTGCTGATAGACAAGACATTATACAACATGATGGCCAGACATTATATAAAAGTGATGGAACGTGGACCCCTTTAGGTCATCATAATCATATGAGAAATATGGGTGAATTAGGAACTAGTAACCAATTGGTTGAGGGTGTTACTGGTGCTTTCCTTATGATACGAAGGGATATATTCGATAAGGCAAATGGTTTTGATGAAGAATATATGGATGTATTCCAAGATGTAGATTTGAATTTAAAGGTTTCTTCATTAGGATATAGTAACTTTGTAGTGAGATATAAACCGATATTACATGTTGACCATTCTAGTAGGAAAGGTCATGATACCCCATTGAGTAAGTTTGATAGGGATAGACTTGTAAGTATATGGCATAACAAAGGTAAGTACCCAGTAAAACCTTATACAAGATATTCAGTTTTAGTATGCGCTACGGATAAGAACCAACTGAGAAGATTGAAACAAAGTATCAAATCAAAACATAATTATGAATTAATATTTTTGAATAACATAGGAAATTATGCATCGTCAGCACAATCATTAAATACACTGATAGAGGTGTGCCGTGGTGAATTGTTATATCTATCTCATCAAGATGTTTCATTTACAGGCAAAGAACCATTTGAGAAGACTGAAGAATTATTGAAGGGGATTAGAAATGTTGGGATGGTTGGTATTGCTGGGGCAAAATTTGATGGTAAGACAGTCCAGGGATATAATTATGCTGATGTAGATTATATGTATGATAGGTTAGAGGTTGAAACTATTGATGAATTTATGATGATTATGAAAAAATCAGATGGTTTAAGATTTAATGAATTCCTTGATCACTTTCATTTCTATGGTGCTGATATTTGTTGTACTGCCTTGACAGAATTAAAACAGAATTATCTAATCAAATTGCCATGTAAACATCATTCAAGTGGCAAGGGTAATTTAATTAGTGAGGAAGGTTTCAATGAATACAAGAGACAGGGACAGAAGTTCTATAAGAAATGGAAAACTGAGTTCCCTGTAATAGCAACTACTACCTGTTCATTTACCCCGAAACGAATACATTACTTTATTGCTGATTCATTTAACCCTAATAACATCGAAAAACCCTTATAAATATATATGTTATGGATATTATAAACAAAATAGATAAACTATTAATTGAGACTACAGATATAGGACTCACTAAGAAGAATATATCGACTATCGTTAATTACCTTATTGTGGATGTTCCAGAGGATAAGGTTGTGCTAGAGAATTTCAAATCTCTCATTGATAGGAGTTGGGCAATCAATAAAGAAATAAGAGAAAACTTTACAAGGATGTTACACCACTATAATATCATAGAATATAATAAGGATTTTGACCAGAGGAAAACAATTTTAGAGAAAAAGAAGGGTATAATAGTAAAAGCACTATTGATCCCTAAACATAAACAACAAATCTTAGATATATTAGGTTAATCCGTAAACTGTATGAAAAGTTATTTTCCGTTTGAAGAATATATTGCCTCAACTGATGAGGAAGAATATGAAAAGGACTTAAAGAAAAAGAATGTCCTTACTAAGTATATAAATATCTTAGTTGAGATGCCGGATGATTATCTTTCATTATACAATTTTTCTTGTAGTCTAATGTTCTTCAGGAATACCTTTTGTAAGGAATCATTCATATATTACTTCTTAAATAGGTTTGTAGATTCTGAACGGGAATTATTAGCAAGGGTTGTATATGATATGTTTGTGGTATCAAATATTGGGTTAGTTGGGGAACATAAGGATTATCTGAAGTTATCATATGAATTGTTACAAGACATCACATATGTTCCCGAGATATATGAAAATTGGGATATAGTTAAAAGTAAGATGAAAATAATATAAATAAATGTGTAACATTCTTAGGATAAAATATGACCATTTCTGATTTCGAAGAAAAACTAGAGGAGATATTCGAGGCATTTACTCCTACTCCTTCTCCAAAGAACGCTATTCCAGTTGTGGTAGTTCCTGGTAGATATAGTGTCCCACATCTAGGACATTTTGAATTATTTGAATTAGCGATGAAAATTTATGGAAAAAAGGCAAAAAAACTTGTAGTAGCTATAGTTATGGGCAAGAAATCAGGAGAGGATAAAGAACGAAATCCTACTACATTTAAATATAGAAAAGATATGATAAAGAAGGTTATGAAATCGAAAGGGATAGATACTGAGATTATCGAAGTTCCAGATGGTTTCCCTAGTGGCATAATTCATGTATTAAGAACAAAAGGTATGGAACCTTTAAATTTTGTTGCTGGTGTAGATAGAATTAAACAATACAAAACAATAGTAGATAAGAATAAAGAAAACTGGGGATATTCTGGTGAAGTTGTTAAGATACCAGATGCTAAGAGAAAATTTAAAGATAAACCTAGAGCGACAGATGTAAGAAAATCTATAAGAGATAATGATGAAGAATTTTTTAAGAAGAGTATGCCTAAGGAATTACATGGTGAATTTAAAAAATTACAGGATATTTTATCATGAGATTTAAAAGATTTCTGTCAATAATGACTGAAGCGCACACAAGTAAGAGTGGTGCTACCACACACATGTCACATATTGAAGATTATATATTAGAAAATGGCGCTAGTGGATTAGATTGGTTTATCAAAGATGTTAATTTGATAATAGATTTTTTCAAGAAACAATCTGAGACAGAGGTTGTTTTCAAAACTGATGGTTCTCCTTCTATCTTTTTCGGTAAAAATCCTAATAATGATAAGTTTTTTGTAGCGACTAAAGCAATTGGTGTAAAAAATCCTAAATTGATATATTCGAAAGCTGATATTTCTAAACACGGATATTCTGGTGAATTAGGGAATATCCTATTAGAGTCACTTAAATTATTGAAAGGTATGGATTTTAATTCTGATAATATATTTCAAAGTGATTTACTTTGGGCGCCCGCAAGACCATTAACGAATGAAAAAATAATGGGATTAAATTATTTGGTTGCTACCCCTAATACTATTAGTTATGCTATCCCGGAAAATTCAGAAAATTATAGTCAAGCAAAAAAATCAAAGATGGGATTAGTTGTTCATACTGTATATGATGTTACTAAGACCGATGATGAAAATCCGAATGTATTTAAACTCAAAGAAATAAATCCTAGAACAGAAGTGAAAAAGATGTTCAAACAGTCGTTAGGTGGTAATGTAATGGTCATCCATCCTTTTTTTGATAATGAAAAGGTGACTGTAATGTCTGTTAAAGAGATTGGGGATATTAGTAAAAAAATTGGTAATATCAAGAAGATGGTTAATAGTATAAGTAAATTGTTTAATGTAAATTTTAAAGGTAGTAAGTTACAATTAGAATTAATTAAGTTCTTGAACTCTCAATTGAGGAGAAGCAAGGGTGGAATTTTTAACGCAATCCGTAGTGGTCAAAAATTTGATTATGATAGATTGATCAAATCATTTATCCAGTATCTTAATACTACAACAAAGAGTAAAATTGAAAAATTGAAAACTGAAGCGGGTAAAGAGAAAAGTAAAAAGGGTTTAGATGATTTTATTAAGGATAATATAAAGGGGCAAAAGGATAATATAAAAAAATTATTAGATTCTTTTATTATGATGTTGTCCATTAAAAATACTATATATGATAAGTTATCTAGCATTGACGGTCATGTGGGTGATACTTTTATTAGTAATGTTACAACCAAAAAATATTCTAAAACTTCAGGAGAAGGGTTTGTAGTATTTGGTTCTCAAGGAACTTTTAAGATTGTTGATAGATTGGAATTTTCCAGAAACAATTTTTTAAAGAGGAACTAATGTGGATATAATCATTTTTAATGAAAAGTTAGAATCTATATTTAAATTGGATATTTTGACTGAGGGTGGTGCCGCAAAAGTTGGTTCATATCAGGCATCTTCTATTCCTATTAGGGGAGAGGGATCATTAGAGAGGGGTTATGTTAGAGATTTGATAATAGATTCTCTTAGACAACTTAATATAGAATTTGATAAAGATAATAAAACTCCATTATTTAAAGATTTTAAAAATGTAGAGAGCGGAAAGTTATTTGCTGGTTCTTCTGAATCTTTTATGGATAAAAGTATTTCTGATGATGATTACTCAAAATCCAAACCTAGTAGGTGATATGGATTTACAAGTCAATAAAATAGTTACCGATAAACTCAAAATATTTTTCATAAAGAATAAAGGCAAGAAATTTGGAAATTTGATATTTAGGGGATTTATTGATGGTGGGTTACAATTAATTACTGTATGGGGTATGCCTAAGAATGATGTGGTTGATAACATACAAATTGATTTTGAACTCGTAGCGTATGATAATTCTGTTCCTAAAGATATATTTATGTTTATGCGTAGTTCGGCATGGGAAGATATGAAAGAAAATATCAAAGGAGTTTTTCATAAATTTTTAATACAATCCTTTATGTCTTCAACTGGTCTTGAATTTTTCATAATAAATAAGGCGGGTTTAAAATCTGTCGAAGAAGGAACCGCTTTGTTACCTAAACATTTAAAAAAGAAGATGGGTAATAAGGTTGTGGTATTGGGGCCAGAAGGGATAAGAACTAAATATACTATGGTTACCGATAAAAAGGGGAAACCTGTAACATTTAAAGGGACTAAGGTATTTAACGAATTGACTACTAGTGAATCGAAAATAGAAACTAATATGGGTAGAATATTTCAGTTAATTTTTAGTAAAAAATCTAGTAAACAGGAATTAGATAGATTTAAGAGTTTTATTGGTATATTGGATTTATTTAAAAAACTGAAAATTCCTGATAAGAGGATATTACAAACTGTTGATACATTCTCTAAATCTTTATGGGGTGATAGATCAGTAAAATTGGGGAAAACTGGAGAGGATGATAAAGATGTAAAGATGGCATCTTGGTTAATGATAAGTAAAAAGTTCCCCTCTATATGGAATAAAGTAGAAAAGAATATAAATAAAGATAGAGATAACTATTATAAAAGATATTAGAGGAATAACATGTATAAAGAGATTATGGAATCAGTATTGAAGGAATTTAATGCTGGGGATGTTGTGGAATATAATTATGGTCCTGGTAATCAACTAGGAAAGATTTATAAGGTTATCCCTAAAGGTTATGAGATACATGCTATCAGAAAGAATAAAAAAGGTGAATATGTGAAAACCTTTGTTCTTGATACAGTTGAGAAAAAGGATGTATTGAAGAAGGCAACAATTAAGGGTAAACTTGTAGAAGCAGTTGATTTATCTAAGGGTAGATTAGACCAACCAACTAAGAATAAGATTGCTAAGGGATTTGCGAAGAAGGGTCTTGATGGTAATGGAAAATTCTCTAGTATAGGTAAGGGACTCAATGCTATCTTTGATGTCCTCTCAGACTTTGGTATTGAACCTGATATGGTATTGAATGCAGACTTATTCAGGGGTGACTCAGGACAAAGGTTATTGAATATCGCATATAAAAACCCAGATGATATTTATTCGCCATACCCAATTGGTAAATCTGGTGTAGCTATGTCCTGGTATAAGAGGAAAGCAAACAACTACGAAATCTTAACATACATGTCATAAGAGAATTGTAATGAGATTTAAACATTTTATCACCGAAGCTCCGAAGAAACCTATACAGAAGAAGGTTCCTGCTAAGAAAAAGGAAGTATTGAATACTGTAATGGTAAAGGGTAAGGCTTTACGATTGACTGGTGATGATGGAAAGAAACATCCTGTAAAGAAATCTTCAAGTGGTAAGTATTTCGTTTATAGCACTAAGAAGAAAGAACATGTGCCTGCTCCAGCAAAAATTATAAAACAAGTCAAACAAGCAGAACAAGGACAAACGGGTGATGAAGTCCAGAAGGATATTCCTAAGAAAGGCGCAACCAAAAAGTCACAACCACAAGATACCTCTGGATCAGTTGATCAACCACAAGATACCTCTGGATCAGTTGATAAAATATCTGGTGTAGTTAAGGTATCAAAAGATGGCGGCGAGATGAACAAGGTTGTTAATAAACTCGCAGAATTACCTGATAAACAACTAAATGCTTTCATCAAACAAAATAAAGATAATATATCATTTAATAAAGAGATGCCTTCTGATTCTATTAAGATGTATTTTGCTGGTGATCTGAGCGCAGATAGTGGGAGACATAAGACAGCGGTTGCTAAAAAAGGTTCTCCTTTATATAATAACATAGAGAAGTTTTATAATGCTCAACAAGCAACGGGTGGATCAAATGTCGCAAGGGGTTCCCGTCAAGTAGGGGATGCCTTTAAGATTAATACAAGGGGCGTAGATATATCAAATATTGAGAATGGATTTATGGGTAATCCAAAAGATGAATTATCAAAGGCCAAAGTAAGTCCTGAAGAGAAAAAGAAATTGGATAAGGTTATTCAGGTTATGGAAGAGTTAGGACATGATGAGGTTGCGGCAGTTTCTACTGATACATATTTTAAAAATCCAAAACAATATAAGAAACAAATGGAATCATTAACAACTGAACTTTTGGATAAAACTCTCGATGAGTTCTCTAATAAGTTTAAAGATAAGAAATCTTCTGATGCTGTTAAAAAGATATATACTCAGATGAGTAATAAGATGAAGGGCGGTAAAATAACGGAAGATGAAATTGGTACATATTACAAACAGATGCAAGATAATATATCACCAGATTTCCAGGGCGCTTTTGGAAATAATATGGGGGAACTATTTGCGGTTAATGTAGAGGTAGAGAGGGGAGATTATGTAATGATCCCGACTGCTAATGCAAAATTGGGAGATAAGGTTAGTGTATTCTCTAGGAATAAAGCAACTGATGAACCTATAGTAATTGTTGCAGCACAGGGATCAGTCAAGAAGGCCGCAAAGTCAACTGTAGGTGGACAACATACTGGTTCGGGTATTATTCAAGGATGTGATATTGATAATAAAGAATCAAAATCATCCGCTTGGGCAGGAACAAAATATTTATTTCCTGATATTGATCTTGCGGCAAAAAGTGGTGAAGACGTAAGTAAATTACAAGTAAAACCTGCTAATATAGGTCATTACTTGAAATCTGGTCACACTAATCCTTCTCTATTAAAAGGTGCTGGAATTAAAGGGGATGAAAAACCTAAAGAACAAATTGCGAAATTATCTGAGTATATGAATAATCCAAAAAATCAAAATAAAGTCAAGGGTATGTTGATGAAAGATATGGGCGATAATTCTCCAGAGTTTAAGGCAGATAAGGAAGTATTACAAAAACAGATAAAACAATATGGTGGTGTAGAGAAGTATGTTAAAAAGTTTATGGGTGGGACAACTGGAGATAAAGGTAAGGTTGCTGTTAATGCTATGAATGCGTTGGTATCTGGTAAATATGATAATTTGACCCCTAAAGAGTTAGCTATGGCAGGACTATTGGTAACAATCTCACAGAAGAAGGGTGAGAATTTCACATATGATGTTGTAGATACTGATAAAGAGAAGTGGAAACTCCATAAGGCATATGGACAAGATAAGAATGGTGAGACTATTCATAAGGTAGATGGTAGTTATATTACTGGTATGTTATTGTCATATGACTTCAATCCTAGAATTGATAAAGAAAAGAAAGCATTTAATGTTGGCAAGAGATCTATAGAAGAGATTAATAGAATCTCACAAAGAAAAGTATAACACTTATAAATACAATAAGAGGTAATAAAAATGGCATACAATGAATTAAAGAAAATTATTGATAAAACTAATCGTATCAATGAGGCAGCAGAAATTGAGAGATATAGGAAAAGACAAACTCGTACTTTCGGTCAAGCGAGAGATGATGAGTCATTTGGTATAGACCCAGAGGGTAATGAGGGAGATCCAGAAGATTATGATGAACATACACATGAGTATGCTAATCTTGATAGAGATGCGACATATGATAAGTATGATAAAACATCTTCAGAACAGAATGATACTAGAAAGAAAAATAGCGAGGCCGATGGAAATGATAAGAAAGCACCATATGCGCCATTTGGTCCTGCTGCTGGTATTACCTCTAAAGTTACAGAATATGAAGATGATGGGGATATGGAAGAATCCGCAGAACAATCTGATGATTTGACACAATTAAAAGAATTGGTCCAAAAATTAGGTCCAGATAAGATCATTGAAACTGTTAAAAGTTTGATGGGGTCAGAATAGTGGGAACATTTCGCAGATTTATTAATGATTTAGAAGAATCACAAAAACATCTTGATGATTTAGATAAAGAAGATCATGAAGATGTAATGGATATTAGTGATGATGATTTTGAAGATGATGATGAAGATGATGAAGAAGGTGAAGCAATTGATCCTGATGATGTAGATGACTTATCAGATACCGAAACTGAAATAGATGAAGCAACCAAACAAAAAAATGCCAAAGAAATTTTAGGAGATCGGTGGAAAAAGAAATCCCGTCTGTATATACTACAGAAGTTAGGGAGTAAGGATAAGAAGAAAGGAGAGAAGGTAAAGAAAGTAAAGATAACACCTATGATGATTGCTAGATTTAATATGATGTATGACTGGAATTCTAAAGTTGGAAGATTTGGCAAATGGGTTCCAAGGAAAAACAAAAGTGAATTTGCCAAAAAACATCCATTAGCACAAGAGATAAAGAAGATCAAAAAGAAAGCGAGAAGGTTGAAGAAAATTAAGAGAAGAGGTGGGGTTCAAACCAAAGTTGCGAGAATGAAGAAAATTAAAAGAATGAAAACTGGTGGAAAAACAGTTGATAATAAAGGCAAGGTAGTTAAACAGTAAATTATTTTTATAAATATAAATGATATAACGGAGATAATAATGTATAAAGAAATCGTAAAGGAAGCAATAGAGGGTGATTTTGGTGGGTATGATGAGTTTGATGCTGAAATGTTACAAGATGTTGTAGTTGATTGGTTGGAAACTAATATCAAGAAACAGAAGAATGAATTAAGTAAGATTGCTAAAAATATGGGAATTAAAGGCGCCTCTCTTAAAAAGGTGACAGGTACAGGTGGTAGTGGTAGCGGTAAAAGTGGTATGAAAACTACGCTTACATTCAAAACTCCTGATGGGGATAAGAATATAGAAGTTCTTATTAAATTGAAATAAGGATTAGTATAACTGAAAACAGTAAATTATTTTTATAAATATAAGTAAAGCATTTGTCATTTAGAAGGAGAATATAATGAGTAGTATAGAAGAAGTCTTAGAGAGAGTTGAAAGCAAGTTTAATGATATGCTTGAAGTATTCTCCGAAAAGTTTACACTTAAAGGAAAAAAAGGGAAAAAAGGAAAAGATGAAGAGGGTGAAGATGAGGATACGGAAAATGGCGAAGAAGAGGACGAAGATGAGGTTGAAGAATCTCTCGGTGGTTTTGAGAAGGGTAAGTCTGAAGTCACTGTCGATGGTTTCGATCCTAAAGACAAGAGCAAGAAAGCTGGTTTTAAAGAGTCTAAAGACACCGAAGACGAAGAAGAGGATGACGAAGCTGACGCAGATGAGAAAGAAGATGAAGAATCTGACGAAGAAGATGAAGATAAGAAAGACAAGGTAGAAGAGTCCGAAGGTGGATTTGATCCCAAAAGTAAGAAGGGTGGGAAGGAAAAAGTCGGTGGTTTCCGTGGTAAAGGTCAAGTTGACAAACCAAACGAAGATCCTGGTTTTGATGAAGATGAAAACCCTGAAGGAAAAGAAGTAAAAGCAGGCACAAAGAAGGCGAAGAGTAACGCCAAGCCTGGAAAATTAGTTTAATCATAAGGAATAGTTGGGTATAGTGTGTCCGATTGGAAAACAATTTTAGAGTTGGTAAAACGAGAGATTGTTAAGAATAAAAATACCGGAGAACATTCGGCGCACTATACATCATCTAATCCAAATAAAAAAATAGTAAGAAGTGATATTGATGGAGAACCTAAAGAGGTTCGCATGACACCTGAAGAGATAGAAAAACGTAAGAAATCTCAAGTACATGGTGGTAATAAACAGAGGGGTATTACCAAAATCAACAAAGAAATGATTAAACGTAAAAAAGAACGAGAGGAATCAAAATGAGTATCAATGGGCTTATAAAATTAGTAGATAAGATTAGTTCTATTTATGATACGGAGAATCAATCAAAGACAGTAGCTAAGAAAAAGTTTGTTGCTGATGATGAAAAAATTGATACTGATAAATCAAAAGGCGTTAAGGATGATGAAGAATCCGATGAAGAATTGACTGATGAACAGAAACAATTAATTAGTGATTTCGTAAAAAATAATCAAAATATGTCAGATGATTTGCTTCATGGGTTTGCGGAAAAGAATGGCATGAATGTTCATAAAGTTGAAGAGTTTATTTATAGTTTGGTTCATGGTAATTTGAATACAGATGACACAGAAACTCAGGACGGAGGACAAGAAAATGCAGACGATAATAACGATACCAGCGATAATACTGATAATAGTGATACTGAAGATACTGGTGAAGAAGATGACGACATAGTAAATAATATTGATAAGAAGATAAGTAATGGTGATAGTAATGACTTGGATTCAGCAATTAGTGATATAGCACAACAAGTAAGTTCTGATGGAGAAGAATCAGATGAGGAAACATTAGACGAACAAGATCCTGAAGAAGAGGAAGAAGAGGAACCTGTTGATGGTGAAGAAGAACCCGTTGATGGAGAAGAAGAACCCGTTGATGGAGAAGAAGAACCTGTTGATGGAGAAGAAGAACCCGCTGACGATGATGATATTGTCAATAAGATTGATGATGTAATTGGTCAAGCAGATGATCCAGATAACCCTGTCCCTCCTGGTCAAGGTGGCAGTGAACTTCCTCAAGATGGTGAAGAAGAACCAGAATTACCTATTGAGATTGAAAGTTTTATAGATGGCGAAGAATATGATTTGGAGATTAATAACGCATTTGATTTTTATGAAATCTGTATCAATAATTTGATTGATGACGAATCGATAAATGCCATGAATTCTATTTACGAGACTATACCAGATACAAAAAGAAAGTTGACAAGCGCAGAATATCTATATAATAAAACATTAGATTTCATAAAGAAACAAAGACAAACGGGCGAAGAAGATCCAGAATTAACAACAGGACAACCACCAGTATGAAACAAATATTGGTAGAAGGTAGACTAATAGACGCAGCAATAGTATTAGTTCTTGCCACACGTTTACTCAAACCTTTTAAATCTTGGGATGCTTTTAAATTGGGTATCATAGATGAAAAGGGTGATAAGATCAAAGAACCTGAGACTTCAAAAGAGAAAGATTCATGGAGTTTCTTAAATAGGTTTATTGCTAGAATTAAGAAATCATTAACTAGTAAGGCTATACTCGGACTAACCCTTTACTATACATTACTGAAAGAAGAGAAAGATGGTGAGGTTAGGAGTAAAGAAGAGATTGTCGAAACTGCTGGTAGAAAGATTAAGGCAGTAAAAATATATGAACAATTTAGAGATACTTTATCAATGAATAATTTTACTGAAGAAGAGTATTATAATTACCTATTAGATGAGTTGATGTCTAAAACCGAATTGAAATAAAATGACTAATAGCATAAAAAAGGGTAAGTCTTGGGAAAGGTCTGTCGCAAATACCCTATCAGAACAGTTTGATGATAAATTCGAGCGCACACCTCAAAGTGGTGCTTTCTTTGGTGGTCAGAATAAAGCAAGGGCTGAAGGGATGCGAGAAGATGCTAAGGAGATATTGAGTGGTGACTTGATATGTCCTAAAAATTTCCCATTTAGTATCGAATGTAAATCATATGCTGATTTTCCATTTCACCAATTATTTGATGGTGAAGTAAAGATATTAGATAGTTGGATAGAACAGGCAGAGGGTGATGCTGAGACAGCAAATAATAAGATGTTATTGTTTATGAAGTTTAATCGAAAGGGAACTTTTGTATTATGTGAAAAGGAAATGTTTGGTAATAAGGGTTTGGTTGAGAATTTCTTTATATACAAAAATAAATATATAATGATATCGATGGATCTTTTCTTGGAGAGAAGAAATCATATAAATATATTGAGAGATTGGTTATATAGTAGAGGTAAACAATAATGGCTAGTATGAAAGACATTATGAAGAATTACAATGATTTGAGTAATGGTGTAGCAAAAGATGTTACCCTTCCTACTGGTTCAGTAAAAGGTAGGTTTCAAAAGAGTAATAGTTTTCGTGAGTGCTATGAATCATATCATAAGATGACTACTGGCAAACCTTCGCACTTAACACAACCAGAGAAGAAAGTAATTACTGAAAAGAAACAAACAGACTCATTACAACTAGCAGGGGCATTAACAGTGATAAAAGAGATTGTTAATGAAGAGATAACTAAAGATACTGCTCCTAAATTAATTAATGATATTAGGAGAATATTAGATGAGATTTAAGGATTTCGTTATACTATATGAAATGCCTGTAATGGTGGATTCTTTGATCTGTCCATTAGGGGAACAGATTTCTCCATATGATTCTGCTATGGAAGATATAAACATTGTTACAAGAATGGAGAAGGATAGCATAGTTAGAAGGATGTTGGGTAGGAAAGGGGTTATCCCAGTTTATTGTGATGTTCATAATAAGATATTCATGTATAATTATAATTCTACTGAGAGTTATTATCCTCATACTGGCGCAGAGAAGAAGATTGCTGATATGTTATTGAATGGTATGTATAGAAATTCTATGGGTAGAGGAAATGATCCTGTAAGGGCAAGAAGTTTGAGAGCTGTTAAGGGTGTAAGTAAGTCCGTATTCAATTTAGATAATTTATCGAAATGACTATTTGTAGCAGAGTTATAGAACCTGCTTTGAAGGTAAAGATATGTAATGGTGGTGACCAATTACCAGATATTTTACAATCAACTGCCGCTTGTAGTGGAGCACCTGATTCAGAAGAAGTGATCCCTGTATATTGTGATGAGAGAGAAGTTTTAGAAGATTTAACTTTGTGAGGTTTTAATTATGAGTAAAGAAGAATTTATCATGGATTTTATGAAGTTCCTATATGAAGAAAAGAAAGTTCAATATAATTTGGATTCTCTTGAGGAACAATATGTCATCGAAGAGTTAGAAGAGAAGGGTTATGTAAAATCCTTTTGTAATGAATATTTCCTTGATGAGAAGGGTATCGCTTTCTTTGATAGGATGGAACAAATGGTAGTTGAAGAATATGAATTAGAGAATAATCCAAGCAAAACTTATATCAAATACAAGATATATAATGAATTAGGTTTGATGGAGAATCAAGTTGTGGATTTTGAATTAGAACCTAATGATGGTCTACCTATTATCCAAGTGACTGATGAAAATTATAGTAACTTACTATCAAGAAATAAAGGGCAACACTGGAGAAGGTATATCGGTGAAGATGGTAGAAAACTTATTAGAGGTAAGAAGTTAAAACGTTTTTATGTAGTAAACGAAAAGTCAAATAAGAAATATCTTTATCTAGTTCCCTCAGAATAATTCTTGACTTATATAATAGTTGACTATAATAATAGTTTAACTAGTTCGGGTTTATTATATGAAGAAGTTATTGATTGATGCTAACCATCACTCCATACGTTTAATAAGTATATTCAAGAATCAAGATACTAAGGAAGAAGGGTATGCTTTATGGCGTTACACCTTTCTCAAGAATATATTTGAATACATTGAGAAGTTTGGTGCTGACGAGGTTATCCTTGCGGTAGATAGTAAGATAAATTGGAGAAAGAAGATATTTCCTTGGTATAAAGCAGACCGAAAGATTAAACGTAGGGCTGAACAGGAGAAGAAGGATGCAGAAGGTCATTGGTTTAATACTCAAGAATATTTTGAACAGTATCAAAGATTACTTGAAGATATAAAACAAAACTTCCCATTTAGGGTTGTATGTGTAGAGGGAGCAGAGGGTGATGATGTGGTTGCTATATTGGTAGACCATTTCGTTGACGTTGACGAAAAGGTCATAGTAACAGCTGATCATGACTATATTCAGTTACTTAGGATACCCAATACAAAGGTTTATTCACCATTAACAAGAAAGTATTTAGAAACTGATGACCCGAAACAATTTCTATTGACTAAGTTAATGATGGGTGATAAGGGTGATTTTGTCCCATCTATTGATGATAAACATTCATTCAAAGAGGAGTTCTTGGAGTATTGTGTGGATGCGTTGGACGTTGCCAAAAATATAAGTAACGTAAAGATAAAATTAGATAATAATGAGAGATTGTTATATGAGTCATACCTGTCATATTACTCTAAAGTTGATGGCAGAGTATCACCTTCAAGATGTAGTAGATTTACCGAAAGAAAGGCATTAGGGGTTATAAATAATGATACCCTTAAAGAGATGTTAGATGAAAACCCTGAGATGAAGAGAAAGTTTTTGAGAAATAATAAGTTGATGAATTTACAAGCACAACCAAAAAAACTAAAAGAACTAATCATTCAAGAATATGATAAGTGCGAATTACCAGATATAAAGGGGTTATTTAAATATTTTATAAAAAATAAACTCAATGGGTTTATTGAAAATATTAACAAGATAACGTCTATATTATCATCATTAACATGAAGGAGAAATAATGTTAAAATCAAAAGGTCGGGATGAAGCCCATAAGAATTGTATTGAAAGTTTCGGCGGAGATGATTTAGCGAGTTCTGTATTTTTAGATAAGTATGCTCTGAAAGATAGAGATGGCAACTTCAATGAAACAAATTTGAATGACCTTTTGAAAAGAATGAAGAGAGGAATGTTGAGATGTGAACAGGAGAAGTTTGGTAAGAATGAAGAAGAATTAAAAGACTTAGGTAAACAATATGACCTTCTGTTTAAACATTTTATCTTCGGTGGTAGGATATTGTATGCTTTAGAGAATCCATATGATTCAACATCTACATATTCTAATTGTTATGTAACTGATATTGAAAACGATAGTATTGAAGAAATATTTAATACCGCTAAGAGACAGGCAAGGATTTTCTCAAAAGGCGGCGGCGTAGGTTTTGATATTTCTACACTAAGACCTTTAGGTGCCCCAGTTAATAACTCTGCGAGGACAACTAGTGGTGCCGTATCTTTCATGGATTTATATTCACTAGTTACTGGGTTAATTGGGCAGTATGGACGTAGAGGAGCATTGATGTTGTCTATTAGTGTAGATCATCCAGACCTCATTGAGTTTATCAAAGTGAAAGCTGGTGTTGATAAGACAAAAGTTCAGTATGCTAATATCTCGGTAAGGATAACTGATAAGTTTATGAAGGCAGTTGAGAACGATGAAGAATGGGAAATGTCATATAAGTTAAAAGATGGTTCCTTTCATACTGCAACAGAGAAAGCAGTAAACATTTGGAATTTATTGGTTGAGTCGAATAGAAGGGGTGCTGAACCGGGAATTATGTTTTGGGATAACATTATCAAAGAAGATCCATCTTCTATATTTCCAGAGACAAGAGCAGTTAGCACGAATCCTTGTGGTGAACAACCTTTAGAAAAAGGTGGCGCATGTGTATTGGGTAGTGTTAATCTTCCATCATTTATAAAGAATGAGTTTGAAGAGAATGTAGAGTTTGATTTTGAGACATTTAAGAGTGCAGTAAAACAAGGCATAAGAGCATTGGATAACATTGTCGAGTTTAACCTTGAGAGACATCCTTTAGATGAAAACAAGACTGCTGCATCATTAGGTAGAAGAGTTGGTTTGGGTATTACTGGTCTTGCAGATATGTTAATAATGATGAATTTGAGATATGATAGTGAAGAGGCAATCCAATTTTTAGATGAAGTATTCAAGTGTTTCAAGTTGGAGAGTATTAAGGCAAGTGTTGACCTTGCTCAAGAGAGAGGTTCTTTCCCATTGTTTAAGACTTACAAGAAAAATGATAAGACAAAGTTTACCCGTTATTTAAGTCATAAGTATTTTACATTATTGAAGAAAACGGATGAAGAGTATTACCAGAAGTTTTTGAAATATGGTATGCGTAATATCGGTTTGAATACAGTCGCCCCTAATGGTAGTTTGAGTATTATCCTTCAAGGAAGTTCTGGTATTGAACCTATCTTTCGTTTGAAATATGATAGGACAACAAAGAAAAGTGGCAAGAAGGAAGTATTTACTGTCTATCATAATCTGGTTAGTAAATACAATGAGAAGTTTGGTAAGGATAAACATGAAGAGAATGAAAACTTTGTGACAAGTGAAAAGATTGATTGGAGAAAGAGGGTAGAATTACAATCAATCATTCAGAAATATGTTGATAAGAGTATTAGTTCTACTGTTAATTTACCTAAAGGGACTGGCGTAGAGACTATTGATGAACTATATAAGTATGCTTGGTCTAAAGGGTTGAAAGGTGTGACCGTTTATGTTGATGGTTGCCGTGAAGGCGTATTGAATGAGAATAAAGATGATATTGATAAGACAGGTAATGAGGTACGATTGGAGAATGATGTATTATCTGAAGTTAAATTTCCGAGTGAAGGTGAAGCAAAGTATAAGGTTATTAGAAGTGAAGGAAGAAAGTGGTATGTTTTCTATACTATTGATAATGAAACAAAATTACCTAATTCGATGTTTGTGAATACTAATGCTACTGAAACCAATATCCTAACTGAGAATGTATTTGAACAACTTGAAGTATTAGCAGAGAAACATCTGAAGAATGGTAAACTCCAAGAGTTGAGAGAGAAACATCATAAACAGAATAATGTCACAAAGATTGCTAGGACTATGAGTTTATTGTTGAGACATAGGGTGCCTTTAGGTGATATTATCAAGGCCATTGATGAAGTGGAAGCACCAGTATTTAGTTTTATCTTTCAACTCAAAAAATTACTTAGTAGTTTTATGGATGGTGATTTCACAGGTGAGAAATGTAGTGATCCAGAATGTGAAGGACAGATGATTTTTTCAGAAGGGTGCAAAATTTGCCTAAATTGCGGCGCCTCAAAATGTGGATAGTTTACCTAAATTCTTATAAATAAAGGTAGAGATATCATGTAAAGGGAAATAATGAAACTAAATAAAGCATTTGAGTTAGTTAAACTATATGAGAAGGTAACCTATATGAATGGTCCTGCTCTAGCAAAGTATATCAATAAAAACATTGATATAAAAGGCGTAAAGATAGCATTTGAGAAAGTTGGTGGTGAAGGCGCAGTAATGATTCACTATGATACTGATTCTGAACATTTACTTATTAGTCTTGAGGGATATGATAGTAAAGGTGAGTTATCTTCACCACATGATAATGTCCAAGTAGATGTAATTACCGTACAGAAATTGCCAAAGATAAAGAAAATAAAGGGTTCCCCTAAGACAGTTGCTAATGCGGTCATCAAATATTTCAAGGATAACACAAAGAGTTTTGTTACTGAAGATGGTGATATAGGTGGAACTACTGCTGATGGTAACACTGTTTCTGATGATGTCTCTGGTGGAACTACTACCGATAATATCGCAGTATATAAAAAACCAATAGGAGATGACGAAGAGGATATTAAGGCAGAACTAAAGAAAAGAGAACTTAATAGGAAAAATAATAAGAAGAATCTTAAAAAATTGAAGTAGTTAGATGTGCCTAGAAAATATCATCATTCTGTATATGTTCCTAAAAATAGAAATAAGTATATAGGTAAGAAAGAAATTATCTGCCGAAGTCGATGGGAACGCAATTATTGTATGTATTGTGATAGCAACGAAAGGATTAAAAAATGGGGTAGTGAATGTATAATAATACCTTATTATGATCCTGTCAAACAAAAATCGAGAAAATACTTTGTTGATTTCTATATAGAGACGGTGACTGGGCATAAATACTTAGTGGAGATAAAACCAGAAAGGGAGACAAAACCTCCCCGAAAGACAAAAAATAAGAAGAAGTCAACTATAATATATGAGACATTGATGTATGAGAATAATAAGGCTAAATGGATGGCAGCAGAGAAGTTTTGTAAACAAAGAGGAATGAAGTTTAAGGTGATAACGGAGAAAACTCTTTTCGTTTGAGTATAAATATAAATATAAACTGGAGATAATATATATGGGATTTTTTACAACTACGAATGGAACAATGATAAATGTTCAGTCTGCTAAAGGATTTGTAGAGAAGATTGTAGGTATCTTCGGCAACCTTGAGGAAGATAAAGACAAGGGTTTATCTTTAATTGATCGAGATCCAACAAAACCAGAAAATGCTGCTAAGTCAGATTTTCTTGGCAGTATTCATAGATATGTAAACTATGAGGAGGCAACCAAGAATAATAAATTGATGGTATATAGACAGATGGCAGAATACCCTGAAATAGGATTGGCATTAAATACCGTAACTGATGAGATTATTAGTAAGGATGATAAAGGAAGGGTAGGTAAATTAGTTATCGAGAATGAACAGATTACAAAGAACATAAATAAGACAACAAATCTTAATAGAGAGTGGGACTATGTTTATCACGAATTAATGAATTTTGATAGGAATGGTTGGGATATTACTTTTCAATTCTTGGTAACTGGTGAAATTTTTATAGAGAAGGTAGTAAATCCACACAGACCAGACAAGGGACTTAGGAGAATAAGGAGATTATTACCAGAAAATACATATGCCTGTTGGGATATGGATGGGAAAGTAGATAATTTCAAATTAAAGAATTTCCATCAAGGCACAGCAGTTGAGGTAAGTAAAGAACAAATCGGTTATGCTCACTATGGACAATACGCATATAACTCTGATACTGGTGAGAGGATTGCCTTATCATACCTTGAGAATGCGAAGAAGATTTGGAGACAATTACAATTATTGGAGGAAGCGGTTATTATCTACCGTGTTGCTCGGGCACCAGAGAGATTGATTTTCAAGATTGCGACTGGTAATATGCCTCAACAAAAAGCGGATACATATATAGAAAAATTAATTAGACAATTTAGACAAAATAAGGTATATAACTCAAGCACTGGTGAGATAGATGCCCAATCTAACATTATGAATATGTTAGAAAACTTTTGGTTCGCCCAACCCGAAAATGGTCAAAGTTCTGATGTATCAAGTTTGCCTGGAGGCGAGAATCTAGGAGAGATTAGGGATTTGGATTACTTCCTAAAGAAGTTATATAGGACATTACAAGTTCCAGAGAGTAGAAGATTAGATCCTGAATCACGTTATAGTCCTGGCGGTATTGGAGAAATTACCCATCAAGAGATTAAATTCGTGAAGATGACCAATAGGATCGCATTGAAGATACAAGATTTATTGATAGACATTTTTAAATCACATCTTCAATTGAAGGGTTTTTGGAAACAATACGGTTTGAGGGATAAGGACTTTAGAGTTGAGTTTGTTAAAGATAACCAATATGAAGAATTCAAGGAAGCACAAATTGAAGAGATGCGCTTGAGTAATTGGGGCACAGTATCCACATATGTTGGTGAAGTATTCTCTAAAGAATTTGCTGTAAAGAAGTTTCTAAACTTGTCTGATGAAGAATGGCAAAAGAATAAAAGACAGATGAAAAGAGAGAAAGAAGCGGGAGAATTAGAAGGACTTGAAGGCGGATTCTAATATTTTTATAAATAATAATAGTATATAGGAGAATAAATATGTATTTAGAAATTATAAATGAAGCAAGTGATAATGATATTTCTAAGATTAAACTTCGTGGATATGATTGGTTTATGAAAAAAATAGATTCTACCCATTTTACAATGGCTATGGATAAAAGTGGGTTAGGTAGTGGTATGAGTGTATATCATATTGGTCAAGCAAAGGGTGAATCATATTACAAAGATGTTTTGGATTGGTTACATGGTAAGAGTGACATTTCTGGCAAATCTTACAAATAACAGTTAATAGGAGGTTTATTATGGAAGAGACAACAAAATTATTCGATAAAATTGGCAAGAGGGATTATGTGAATGCTAAGGAACAACTAAAGGCATCCGTTAATCAAACTATCGCAAATAAGATTGAAACAGCAAAAGCAGAAGTAATTAAACAGTTTTCAGATGAATAAGACAGAAGAATATATAGATAAGTTAATCAATAAGGATGATGACCGAAAGGCGGTATTGAAGAGTATCGTTCTGGAAAGGATCGCCAAGAAGATGGCTGACCATATTCAAAAGAAATATATAAAGGATGAATAAAATGAAAGAACTAACATTTCTAAAAGAGTATGTAGATACCGCATCTGTTAAGATTTTATCAGAGTCAAATAAAAATGATCCTCAAGGTAGGAAGAAACTTTATATTGAAGGACCATTTCTTCAGGGTGATGTTCTTAATCGTAATGGTAGAGTTTATCCTACTGCTATGTTAGAGAAGGCAATTGGTAGGTTTAAGGAAACCAAGATCAAGGGTGTTGGTGCCCCCGGAGAATTAAATCACCCTATGGGCGTAGAAATTAATCTTGATAGAGTTTCACATTACATTACTGAATTAGGTATGAATGGTAATAATGGTATGGGTAAAGCTATGATAGCAACTACCCCTAAAGGAGAGATTGCTAGGAATTTACTAAATGATGGTATGATTCTAGGAGTTTCAACCCGTGGATTAGGTAAACTTGATGAAAACGGTAAAGGAGATAAGGTTGTATCTGATTTTGATCTTGTAACGGTTGATATTGTTGCTGACCCTTCTGCACCAGATGCTTATGTTGAAAGTGTTATGGAAGGTTTAAAATATTATATTGATAATAACAATGAGATACAATTGTCATCTAAGATTGATGATATATTAAAAGGTATGAAGGGAAAACTCAGTAACTTATCTTGTAATTCAACTACAAGAAATACTAATTATTATGAGTGTGTGAGGTATGCTTTAAATAAACTAGATGATAGGTAAACGAAAAAAAATATAAATAAATATGTAAAGGAATTTTAGTTAGGTGAATTTTTTTATAAATAATAGTAATAAGAGTATTTTAGAAGGAGTCAAATATGAAGATTGAATTAAAAGACATTCTTGGTGAAGGCGTAAGTCAACTAGACGAATCGGAAGCAAGAGAACTATCTGAAAAAATTGAGAGGATAGTTAGCACAAGATTAGACGCAAAATTAGGTATGGAGCGTGAACTTGTTGAATCTGAAGCAAAGGAAAAATATGACAAAATCCTTTCTGAGAAGTCGGGATCATTTGAAGAACAAATGAAAGTTCTTGAGGAATCTCTTATTGCTAAGGCTGAAGACTTCAAAAATGCTATATCTGAGAAAGCAGATACATTCCTAACTTCTATTCAAGAAGAGAAGGAAACAGAAATTAAAGAGTTCAGGGAATCAACAGTATCACAACTTGATGAATACCTTGACTATGAATTAAGCAACGCAATTCCAGATGACCATATTGAAGCTATGGCTAAAGTTGCTGTTCTTGAACCTATTGTTGAAGGTTTTAAGAAAACTATGGAAGAAAATTATATTAAGTTTGATGAAGAAAGTTTTGGTTTGTTAAAGGAAGCTAAAGATGAGATCGTTAAACTTCGTGATGAGACTGCCAAGTCGGTAGAGGATAACATGAAGATTAATAGCGAACTTAAAGGTCTGAAGCGTACTACGAAAATCTCCGAGGTTTGTGAAGGATTGACTGACTCCCAATTTGAGAGAGCAAAAAAACTTCTTGAATCATATGATGCTTCTGAAATTGAAGATCGTTTTCCTATGATTAGGGATATGGTAATCAATGAAGAAACTAGTAGTGATTCTGAAGAAGGGGTCGAAGAGTTAAAGGAATCTGGAAATTCTGAAGTTTCTGAGGATGCCGGCGAAATATCAAAGGTTATCACAGAAGACAAAGAAGAGAAAGCTCCTGAAAACGCACTCATGTCTGAATATGCTGATTTATTCAGAAAGATGAGAAAATAATTAACAAACAAATATCTAAAAGGAGATAATAAAATGGCACATATAGGAAATATAAAGCTCGTTGAAAAATGGGCACCCGTCTTAGACGGTTTGACAGGTGATTCAGAAATTCTGAATACCGCAAAGTTATTGGAAAGTACTGAGAAGTATTTTGATAGTTCATGTAATGATGGTGTTTTCCTTTCGGAAGCGATAACCAATGGTACTCCATCTACTCCAGAAGGTACTGGTGACGGTAACGTACAGAGTGGAAATGGTGATTCAACTGGTTTTCAAGGTATCGCTCGTTACAAGAAAATTGCTATCCCTCTAGTTAGGCGTGTATTCCCAGAACTTCTTGCTAATCAACTTGTTGGTGTTCAACCTATGAGTGGACCTGTCGGTCTTGCTTATGCTCTACGTTTTCGTAGAGAGGACACAAATGCAGAACTTGGTTACAATGTTCCTGATCCTACTTATACTGGTTCATATAGTACAAGTGCTGGTGAAGGTCTTAGTGAAACTGCTGGTAATTTAGGTTCTATCGGTAACACTATTAATGAAGCTGGACTTACTGTTGAACAAAAGGAAATCATCGCTCGTACTCGTAAACTAAAATCTCGTTGGTCAATTGAGGCACAACAAGACTTGGCAGCTATGCAAAATGTTGACCTTGAGGAAGAGATGATGGATCTTATGGCATATGAGATTGCCGCAGAAATCGACCGTGAATTGGTTGCTCGTATTCATCGTGCTGCTGTTTTTGGTGGACAAATGACTTGGACCTATGGTACAAGTGCATCTCAAAGTGGTACTGCTGATGGACGTTGGGAAATGGAGAAATTCAAGACTCTTTGGACATCTATTCTTCATGGTTCTGAAGAAATTGCTCGTACAACTCGTATGGGAGCTGGTAATTATGTTATCTGTTCTCCAAGAGTTGCTGTTGTTCTTCAACAAATGCCTGGTTTCACTCTTGCACCAGTTCAAGGTAAGGTAAATGCTCTCGCTACAGGCGTGTCATTTGTCGGTACTCTTGGTGGTCTAAAGATTTATCGTGATACCTTTGCATATCAAAGTGATTTTTCTGCATGTAATGGTGTTGGAACTTCAACCAATGACTTCGCAGTTGTAGGTTATAAGGGTACTCGTGAAAACGATACAGGTATTATTTACTGTCCTTATATTCCTATCATGTTTGCTAAGGCAACTGGTGAAGAAAGTTTTAGTCCTAGAGCAGGTGTTATGACCCGTTACGGTATTGTTGACCATCTTTTTGGTTCACAAAACTACTATCGTAAGATTAACGTGGTTGGTCTATCTGAAACTGGTTCTATTGGAACTTTCGTAGGGACCGCGACTACTGATTATGTTAGCACAGCCTGTTAAACATAGTTAATAGTTAGTTATGAATGGGGGGATGCTTCGGTATCTCCCCATTTTTTTATATGACCCTGTATAATAGGTTTATAGTTTTTTGGAGTGATATATGAGAGTTTTTAGATGTATTCAGGGATTAGTCTGGTTTAGTTATCAATACAAAAGGGTTCAGTTTCTTACTAATCAGATGATAAAAATTAGAGATGTAGAAGCAGAACTATTACAGATTATTTCAAGACATGTGAGATTTGAAGAGGTTTATGAAAAGGGTTTGTTTAAAAAAGCACCACATATTGAACAGATAAGAATGATTCCTACTCATCCAAACAATATGAGAAGAGAGGAAATTATTAGAGAATTGGTGTCATATAACATTCGATTTGACCCATATCAATTAACAAATGCTTTAACAAGTCATTTATTGATGGCGAGAAGTGCTATAAATAAGTCATTTGTCACCGTTATAGATGATAATGGCAACCCGATATATTTATCAGAATTAAAGGACATAAAAAAATTAGAGAAGAAAAAGGTATCTAACCCCCCACCCCAACTAAAGAAACAAGAATCTATTGAAGTTATTGATGATAATTCGTATACAGAGGGAGATAAGGATGGGACCATACTTGCGATAGAGAAAGAACCAAATATTGATGAATTAATGGTAGATGCTACAGATTTATCAGATTTCATAAAAGCACAAGGGAAGGATATTTATGCAGTAGATGTTGCTTATGAAAAAGAGGATGAGGAATTTTCATTTGAAGAAGAGAAGGTTGAAGAAGTAGTTGAAGATGCTGAACCAGTAGTAATAGATGAAAAGAAACCTATTCAACTAGAAGAGATTGAATATGAGAACTTTATGTATCTGCTAGAACCCCAAAAAATCTTCTGTCAGAAATCACTTGAGGAAAGTGATAGACCCGCTTTGCGTAAAATGCGTAATTGGAATTCACTTAGTTTATACACATATGAGAATTACCTGAGAGTAAAGGGTGTAGATGTCGCAGAATTGAGAAATGTTGAGGATAAAAATCAGTTGAAATGGACAATTATTAAGGCAGCAAAGGAATTTCATGACTATTGTGAAACTGATAAAGTTGTAATTGAATTGAATATGTTACATAATAGATATAAGGAATTGAAGGAATTAGAACCATCGCCTAGAAATAATACAGATAGAGAGATAAAGAATTCGTTATTATATCTTCGTAGATATGGGTATGATGTACAATATACCAAGAAAATGACATATAAATATCTTCGTAGGTATGCCAAGAAAGTCTTTGTTTTAGCAAAATTAGGTAAACAGTTACCCGATACAGAAGAGGAAATGGATACAATAATAACAAACTTAGGACATTCAGATGAAGTTCTGTTATTAAAAAATATAAATACTAATGAGGATTGATATAAGAGGAACAAATGGCGAGATTCAGAACTAGAGATGAATTCAAGTGTGGTATTCTTAGGAGACTAGGAGAACCCCTTCTTCACTTAGTATTAGAGAGAAATGAAGGAATTGATTGTGAGACAATACCCACTACATCCACTCCTACTACATCTGCTCCTACAACGGGTTTGCCTGAAAGCATATGTACACAATTAGATATTGCGGTAGATGATGCTTTAGATTATTTCAAACAACAAGCATCAGATGTCGGTAATGAGAGAGATATATTATTAATTGAATTGATTTCGGGTCAAAGTGAATACGCTGTCAATGAAGATATTATTGAA